TTGTCCGTTTTGTCCGCCTATAATGATAATTGAGGAAGTCTACAAGGAGCACCTGCGCTGTTGCGTGGGTGCTTTTCTTATGCCCGAAACCGAAAGGAGGGGTGCACGTGAAAAGAGAATACCGGGTGTGCCCGAGGGGCTGCAAATGCGTTTGGGCGGAATGCTTAGACGGCACATGTTTCTGTATGCTCTCTGTGTGCCCCTATACGGCGATTTCGGACGGTGCGAGGGTAGCTTCACTTATTGAGAGTGAAAACGCATCAGAGGACCGCGTAGACGGCTTGGGGAGCGGGTGCGGAGATGAGTAACCCGCGATATGCGAACGGTACACTGCGCAGGAAACACCGTGCCAGGCTGAAAGCCATGGGCGCGCCATGCGGGATATGTAAAGGGCGGTTCGGTCCGATACATTACGATGAGCCGAGCGACGCGCAGCATCCGCTTTCGTTTGTGGTCGATGAGATCAGACCCGTGGCACGTTGGCGGGAGTTCGGTTACGCTTCGGCACGAGCTGCGGCAGAGGATTGGGACAACTTGCAGGCAGCGCATTATTTTTGTAATCAGCAGAAGGGCGCAAAAGTAGGAAATCCGTTCGAGGAAAAGAAAGAGAAAAAGATATACCCAAAAATCAGCGACGGAAACTGGTAAGTTTGCCGAGGGTGGGGAGGGTACCCCTGCACCCATACCAGCGACCCATCACCGTCCAGCGCCGATTTACCCCCGTAAGGGGAAGGAGGAGGGGGTGGTCAGAACGGAAAAAAGGGAAAAAGCAATAGCGGATACTTCTGTTCGCGGGTGCGCGGAGAGCAATAAACGGTGTAAAAAGCAGCAACGAAAATTGCTGAAGATCTGTGAAGATTATGGGTTGAGTGCTGAGAAGATCGGCGTGATATTGCCTGTGATCGAAAACATTTGCTGGATGCAGATCAAGCTGGAAGATGCCAGAGAAGACATCGCAGGAGACGGGCTGACCACGGAGTATGATAATGGCGGCGGGCAAACAGGGGTCCGAGAAAACCCGGCGTTTAAGGCTTATGAAGCGTTGTGGAAATCTTACAGTACAGGGCTGCAAATCATTCTGAGCGTTTTGCCGGAGCAGGCTGCACAGGTCGTAAAGGATAACAGCGAGAATGTGCTGGAACTGGTACTTAACAGGAAGAGGGTGCATGAAGATGGGCGGTAAGACCGGGGCACAGAAACCGAGGATCAGAATAGAGCCAGAACGGGTTTGGACAGACGGCGAAGACGCCGGAGCTCTCATGGCGGCTTACGGCAACGCCCTAGACCCGTGGCAGCAGTTGATCTTGAACTGTTGGCTCGGGAAAGGTGCCGATGGAGCATATACCATGACTTCGGCAGGGCTGGCACTTCCCAGACAGAATGGGAAAAATGTCTGCCTTGAGGGGCGAGAATTTTACGGTCTTGTGGTAAATGGCGAGAAGATCTTGCACACAGCGCATCAGGTTCGGACAGCGAAAAAGAGCTTTAATCGGTTGGCACGAATGTTCACCGATAAACGACATCCGGAGATCATGGACATGGTGCAGGGTATCCGGCGGACAAACGGGGAAGAAGCTATTTTACTCCAAAACGGCGGCTCCATTGAGTTTTCTGCCCGCTCTCGGCAGGCGGCTCGCGGTTTTGACGGTATCAGCGTGGTGGTCTACGACGAAGCACAGGAGCTGACGGACGATCAAGTGGAAGCGATCATGGCAACGCTGGCAGCATCGGCTACCGGCACCAGACAGATCATTTATACCGGGACACCGCCTTATCCGGGATGTCCCGGCACTGTTTTCAACAGACGGCGCACGGTTTGCCTTCAGGAACC